CGAGCAAAGTATCCGCATCTGAACAAACCAGACACGGCCTTCGACAAGGACAACCCAAAGTATAAGACTGAGTTGTTAATGAGCGCAAAGGATGCCGAGCCTCTTATCAAGTTGATGAGGGAAGCGGCAGCCGACAACTTCGGAAACAAGAAGAACATCAAGTTCGGCTTTTCCAAAGACGACGAGACTGGCGAAGTCAGTTTCAAAGTACAATCGAAATACCAACCCAAATATTATGACTCGCAAGGTCAAGTCATCGCTCCCTCAAAGATGCCCCGAGTGAGCGGTGGTTCAGAACTTAAAGCCGCAGGTATCCTAAACATTTATAGTGTTAGCGGCTCTCATGGCGTTGGTTTACTCCTTGATCGGGTACAACTGATTAAGGTCGTTGAAGGCTTCTCGGGGGACGGTGAAGGCTTCGATGCTGTTGAAGATGGAGAGTTCTCTATCGACGACGTTGACGACGTTGCTTCTAGTGACGTTGACGACAAGAAGGACTTTGATGACTTCTAACCTCCCAAGAAGAAACAAAGCCTTTTATCGGGGTCTGGCTAATGGATATCGGTCAGGCCTCGAAGAAACCATTGCTGAACAACTACGATCACACAAGATCGACGTCCTCTACGAGACTGACCGGATCAACTATGTCATTCCCTCTCGGGTTGCGAAGTACACGCCTGACTTCAAACTGCCCAAAGAGAATGGCATTTGGTTCCTCGAGACTAAAGGTATCTGGGCTGTTGCAGATCGCGCAAAGCACCTTCTGATTAAAGATCAACAGCCTGACATAGATATACGTTTCGTCTTCTCCAATAGTAGGGCGAAGTTATACAAGGGGTCGAAGACCACTTATGCAGACTACTGCGAGAAGCATGGTTTCAAATGGGCACACAAAGTCATTCCAGATGACTGGATAGCTGAGTGTGTCCAAGCAAGCGAGAGCGAGGGGTTGTCTTAGGGCAGCCCCTTTTCAATTCACGACAGGAGAGAGACTATGGAGATTGACAGAGATGTTGATGGAGCCGACTTTGTTCGGCATGAACCGTGCGATAAATGCGGCTCGAGTGATGCAAACGCATTATATACAGATGGTTCGATGTGGTGCTTTTCATGCTCCACTTACACATCAGGAGATCAAGAAGAAGACGACACTCCCCTACCACCTGGACAAAAACCGGATAAGTCACTTTTAAGCGGTTCGGTCAAGGAATTAAGGGCTAGACAGATAGATGAAGCGACATGTCGAAAGTTCGACTATCGCGTCGGGGAGTACCAAGGACAGACAGTTCAGATCGCTACTTACAAGGACAGGCAAGGTAAGCCAGTCGCGCAAAAGATCCGAACTAAAGACAAACAGTTTTCAGTAGTTGGAAATGCTAAAGAGATGGGTCTCTTTGGTATGCACCTGTGGTCTGCAGGTAAAAAGATCGTTGTTTGCGAAGGCGAGGTCGACACCATGACTACCTCGATGATCCAAGGCAACAAGTTTGCTACCGTGGGTCTTCCGCATGGAGCGCAGTCAGCCAAAAAGCATTTGTTAAGACACCTCGACTACCTCAACAACTTCGAAGAGATTATCTTGATGTTCGATCAGGATGAGGCAGGTATCGAAAGTGCAAAAGCATGTGCCGAAGTCTTGCCACTGGGCAAAACTAAGATTGCCGTGTTGCCACATAAAGATCCAAACGAGTGTCTCTTAAAGGGACAGTCAGGCGCAATCATTACAGCAATCCATCAGGCTCAAAGTTACAGACCAGATGGCATCGTCAGTATGGAGGATCTCAAAGATACCATTGCTGTTAAAGATGCTGAGTCACCAATCAAATACCCATATCAAAGACTAAACGAAATGCTCAAAGGGATCCGTACAGGTCTGATCACTTTAGCAGCCGGAAGCGGCGTTGGCAAAAGTACGTTGATACGAGAGTTTGCATATCGGATCCACATGGACGGTTTCACTGTGGGGATGATGATGTTGGAAGAGTCGACTAAACGAACCTCCCAAGGTTTGGTCGGCCTCCACATCAATAAGAACATCGTGATTGACGACGACGCTGCTACCAAAGAAGAGATCGAAGATGGCTTTGAAGACCTCCTCTCCCAAGGTCCGATATACCTCTTCGATCACTTCGGATCCACCGATATGGACACCATCGAGAACCGCATCAGATACATGAAGCACGGCCTCGGTTGTGACGTAGTCTTTTTAGATCATGTGAGCATTTTGATCTCGGGAATGACTGGAGAAACTACAAACGAGAGGACCATGGTAGACGCTATCGTCCACCGCCTTCGTGTTCTCTGTAGTGAGTTAGATCTTGCGCTCATTCTGGTGTCTCACCTTCGTCGTCCGAGTGGCGACACAGGTCACGAGGGAGGTGCAAAGGTATCTCTCGCACAACTCAGATCCTCACACTCCATCGCTCAGTTGAGTGACGGCTGTATCGGTCTCGAGGTTGATGCCGAGGATCCGACTGCAGGTCTAAGAAATCTTGTTGTCCTCAAAAACCGCTTCACTGGCGAGGTAGGTCCGGCAGGTCAACTCCAGTACGACAGAGATAAAGGGCGTCTTGTGTCGGTAGAAGACTTTAGCCCATTTTAATCAGGAGTATCTAATGAACGACTTAAAGCACAACAACTGGCAACAGAAAGAGTTGCCTTTCGCAATGACTGACGCAGAAATCAATAAGATGGCAGATGCTTATCTCGACTACACGTTGAGAACGTCTCTACAGGCATACAACTCCGTCAATCACTCGAAAAAGGAACGACAGATCCTCAAGGTAATTTTAGATTCAGGTGATCGAGGGATCATCAGTTCCGAAATACAGCAACGACTGCCACACATGCCGTATGGATCAGTCACATCAAGTTTTAAGAAACTCATGGACGATGGTGTCATTGAGTGTGTTGGTATCCGCAAGAACTTTCGCGGAAGAAATCAAAAAGTCTGGAGAGCGACAAGATGATCGATAGAGCAAGTGAAACTCACAACTACACCATGAACGAGTATCAGGCCGACATGGCTCATACAGCGATCTACCGAGACAAGATCATCTATCCGGCATTTGGTCTAGTAAATGAGGCCGGAGAAGTCGCAGGTAAGTTAAAGAAGATCATGAGGGACGAACAGGTGTCCGTAGAGGGCTTCGTGCTCACCGACAAACAAAGGGCTGCAGTAGCCGCTGAGTTGGGTGACGTTCTCTGGTACATTGCGGCTCTAGCAAAAGATCTCAATGTCTCTCTCAATGAGGTCGCAAAGATGAACATCGATAAACTACATGACCGTCAAAAGCGTGGAGTGATCGGTGGATCTGGAGATAACCGCTGAGATGGATCTTCGACCTAGAAAGCAACGGTCTACTCCCAACCATGGACAGGATCCACTGTCTTGTGTTGAGAGACATAGACAACAAAGAAGTCAGGCAGTTCGGTCCTGACGAGATAGATGAGGGTGTTCAACTCTTGGCAGAAGCCGAGGAGATCATTGGACACAACATCATCGACTTCGACATCCCTGCAATTCAACTCATATATCCCGACTTCAAACCGTCAGGCACGGTTACGGATACCTTGGTCCTATCTAGGTTGATCAAGCACGAGTTGTTTGCCGAGGATGCAGAGAGAGGCTTCAGTACAGATGACTTTCCTAAACGACTATGGGGCAGTCATTCTCTGAAGGCTTGGGGACTAAGACTATCTGACTTCAAAGATGATTATAGTGGTGGATGGGAAGAGTTCTCAGAAGAGATGCTATCGTACTGTGTCCAAGACACTAAGGTCACTCTTACTCTCTACAAGGCTCTCATGAAGACTGAGCCGAGTGAGCAATCGATCCACCTCGAACATCGTATGGCTGAGATCTGCAAAGAGATCGGCAACAATGGTTGGACTTTTGATGGTTCAGCGGCTGCCGAACTATACGCCGACCTCAGTCAGAAAAGACACGAGATCGAAGACAGTCTGAAGGATCTGTTTCCACCATGGGAAGTCACTGAAGACTTCTATCCGAAGAGAGACAACAAGACCCTCGGTTACAAAAAAGACGAACTGTTTGTCAAAAGAAAGACAGTCTACTTTAACGCCGGATCTCGTCAGCATATTCAGCGGTGCCTCGAAGAGAAGTACAACTGGAAGCCGAAGCAGTTCACTGAGAGCGGTCAGGCTAAGATCGACGAGAAAGTCTTAAATGCCCTGCCCTTTCCAGAAGCCAAGAAACTAGGCGAGTTCTTTTTGTTACAGAAGAGGATTGGCATGTTGGCTGAAGGTTCTGGATCGTGGATGAAGAAGGTCTCAGACGATGGCAGACTTAGACATACGATTGTGTCTAACGCTTGCACATCATCGAGAGCGGCTCATCGATCTCCAAACTTAGGTCAGGTGCCTAGTGCCGGATCTCCGTATGGCAAAGAGTGCAGAAGCCTCTTTGGTCCACCGAAAGGTTGGGTCTTATGCGGTACGGATTTGTCTGGGATTGAGGTCAGGTGTTTAGCCTCTTACCTACATCCTTATGATGGCGGTGAGTATGCCAAGCAGATCCTCGAAGGTGACATACACTCCTATAACCAGAGAGCGGCAGGTCTGGCGTCACGCAACCTTGCGAAGAGGTGGCTCTATAGTACCTTATATGGCGCAGGTGACTCTCTGATTGGACAGATAGCAGGTGGCAACGCCTCGCTCGGAAGAAAACTAAAGCAAAACTATGACAAGGCAGTCCCTGCCTTTGCGACATTGAAAAAGCGACTAAAGAATGCCTACGGAAGAGGTTACATCAAAGCCATTGATGGTCGGAAGTTACAGATACGCAGTGAACACCGCTGTCTATCACAACTTCTGCAATCATGCGGTGCCATTGTGTCAAAGCAGTGGGTGATGATGACCTACGATGAAATCAATAAACAACACGGCAACGACGCTTTTATCATGGGGTGGATCCACGACGAGATGCAGATCGCTTGCCGCAATAATGAGGTAGCAGAAAATGTCGGTAATATCGCTAGACGAATGGCGGAAGCGTCAGGAGTTGCTCTCGGACTTAAAATCCCCATCGCCGCAGAACATTCCGTGGGACAAACTTGGTTTGACACTCACTGAGGTCGATGACCACGTAACTAATCTTGTAGCCCTCTACATCGTTCTTGATCGCGCATGGCGTTCACCTTTCACAGTAAAGTCTGACTTTGCTCGTAAGGGTGCAATGCACGTAGCGATTGCGGCGAGTGAGGGCTTCATCACAACCAAAGTCGATACTGACACTTGGGGATCGCGTTGGTGCATCACCGAAGTCGGTATGGAAACAAAAGGAGAGGTCGATGAAGTCCTTAAAGAAATCCTTCCCCCACACAACCCTGCTAATTGATGGAGACCTTTATCTCTACAGGATCCTCAGTTCGTGTGAAACTGAGACAGATTGGGGTGATGACATATGGAGTCTGTCCACAGATTTAAAGGAGGCTAAGAAAGCCTTCGATGAGATGATGGAGTTCTTCAAACTCAAGTTACGAGGCGAAGAGATCATCATTTGTTTTTCCGGTCAAAACAACTTTCGAAAGTCGGTGGATCCCACCTACAAAGCGAGTCGAAAGAAGACCAGAAAGCCTATCGGTTATTCTACAATGATCGATTGGGTCGACGAGAACTATCAAACAATCCAAATCGATAAACTCGAGGCAGACGACGTGATGGGGATCATGGGGTCGGTTGAGGGGACAAAAGCAATCGTGGTGTCTGACGACAAGGACATGAAGTCCGTGCCGTGTCGCCTTTACCGACCACAGACCGACGAGCGTCATGAGATCTCTCTCGTAGACGCAGACAGACAGTTCTTTACGCAGACTTTGACTGGTGACGTGACAGACGGTTACGCAGGGTGTCCGAAGATCGGGCCAAAGACTGCAGAGAAAGTCTTAGGCATGACGCCAAACTGGAGGCTCGTAGTGAACGCCTACCAGAAAGAAAAACTTGATTACAACTATGCGCTCACTCAGGCGCGACTTGCTCGGATCCTTCGTTCCACTGATTGGGATGATGAGAAGGGTGAGGTGAAACTATGGGAACCTGCAGCATGACTACAAAGATGGAACAATACATCCTCGACAACTGGAAAGAATACGAACGCACTTGCAAGGCTGAGTGTAAAGCCGTGGCTAAACATACAGGCCACAAGCGCAATGTGTGGATGCAAGAAAGGAATGTCTACTATGGCAAGCCATCGAAGGCTCGACAGTATCCTCGAGACATTAAGACAGAAGAAAGATGTCTGCGTCTTGTTGATCTCCACAATGAAGGACACAGTTGGCAGTCTATCGCTGACATCGTGGGTTGGAGAATCCAAAACGTGGCAAGAGTCCTCAAGCAACGAGGATACACAGAACATGTCAAGTGATGATATCAGGACACCCGATCACTATGCTCAGTTTCCTATTGAGCCGATCATCTTTATCCAACGCAACCGCTTCGAGTTCTGGAGAGGCAACGTCATCAAGTACGTGTGTCGAGCCGGACATAAAGACGATGAGATCAAGGATCTAAGAAAAGCAATCAGATACATCGAAATGAGAATAAATGAATTAGAAGGGAAAGAAATAAATGAATAACTATCTACCTACGGACTATCAGGCGTTCATCCACACTTCACGTTACGCACGTTGGATTGAGGACGAAGGCCGTAGGGAAACTTGGGCAGAGACAGTAGATCGCTACATGACAAATGTAGTGGGAGACAAAGTAAAGCCAGAGATCCGCAACGAGATCGAAGAAGCAATCCTAAACCTCGACATTATGCCAAGCATGAGATCTCTCATGACTGCAGGTGACGCACTCGCTCGAGACAACACTGCAGGTTACAATTGTTCTTACACACCTATTGATCATCCAAGATGCTTCGATGAGGTGCTCTACATATTACTAAACGGAACTGGTGTCGGCTTCAGCGTCGAAGAACAGTTCGTCAACAAACTCCAAGGCGTACCACATACACTTTATGAGTCCGGTAACATCATTAGTGTCGCTGACTCAAAAGAAGGTTGGGCCAACGCTTACAGACAACTGATCGAGCAACTGTTCGAAGGTCGCATTCCTAAGTTCAATGTATCTCGAGTTCGCCCTGCAGGTGCCAGACTGAAGACATTTGGTGGACGTGCGTCTGGACCACAGCCACTTGTAGATCTGTTCGATCATACCATCGTGACTTTTCAGAAAGCAGCCGGAAGAAACTTAACGCCTCTCGAGGTCCACAGTATCATGACTAAGATTGGTGAGGTAGTTGTGGTCGGTGGGGTCCGAAGGTCAGCCATGATCAGCCTATCAGATCTCGATGATGTTGGGATGCGCGAAGCCAAGACTGGCGAGTGGTGGAATGACAATCCGCACTTTGCGTTAGCCAACAACTCAGTAGCCTACCAAGGAAGACCAAGTCACAAGCAGTTTACATCAGAATGGGATGCTCTTGTTGCATCAGGATCTGGTGAACGTGGCATCTTTAATCGCAAGGCAGTCCAAGATCGGTGTTTGGCCGATGGCAAGCGAGATCCAGAGGCTCTTTATGGCGTGAATCCTTGTGCTGAGATAGTATTATTGCCGCATCAGTTTTGCAATTTAACAGAAATTTGTGTCCGTCAAGGTGACACCATGGACGCGATCTGTCGTAAGGTTCGATTGGCTTCGATCTTAGGTACAATCCAAGCATCTTTCACCTACTTCCCCTACCTCCGTCCGATCTGGAAAGAGACTACGGAGAAAGAGGCACTCTTAGGTGTATCGATGACTGGGATAATGGACTGTGCTTTGACAAACGGCAAGCATCCAAACCTAGCAAGCAGACTCGATATGTTCCGAAGGATCGCTGTAGATACCAACGAGTTCTACGCCAAGCGATTAGGTATCAACAAAGCGGCTGCAGTAACAGCGGTCAAACCGTCAGGAACTGTTAGCCAACTGTGTGACACTAGTTCTGGAATACACGCTCGATATGCTGACTATTACATCCGAACAGTTCGAGGCGACAATAAAGATCCGTTGACGCAGTTCATGGTTGACCAAGGTATCCCAAGTGAGCCTTGCGTCATGAAGCCTGACCAAACGACTGTCTTTAGTTTTCCAATGAAAAGTCCTCAAGGATCTGTCACTAGACACGACATGACTGCAATCGAGCAGTTAGAGATGTGGCTGACATATCAGCGACACTTCACCTGTCATAAGCCTTCAGTGACTATCGATGTACTAGAGGAAGAGTGGCATGAGGTCGGTGCATTCGTTTACAAGCATTTTGATGAGATGAGTGGCGTATCGTTCTTGCCAAGGTTCGAGCACACGTATCAACAGGCACCTTATCAGGATTGCTCAGAAGTCGAGTACGAGGCGGCAAAACGAAAGATGCCTAGTCGTATCGACTGGTCAAAACTAACAGACTACGAGACAGAAGACACAACTAAAGGCAGTCAGACTATGGCTTGCGTTGGTGGGGTCTGTGAACTTGTAGACATCGAGGCAGCGTAAAGAGGGGCCCTTCGGGGCCTTTTCCACGACAACAGGGAAATAACAATAATGTTTACAGTAGAAACCGAAGACAACCACACAAAGGTTGTCGCTATGGACGCCACTGGAAAGCATGAAGACCTAGAGATCTATATAGAAGAAAATGGTCGCGTCTTCATACGACAGTGGGCTGAAGATCTAAAAGAGTTTCAAGTTCTGATACTATCTTTTAATCAGTTCTTGTCTCTAGTATCTTGCATTGACTCAGAGGACGGTATGTTTACCGTGGAGATCGGTACAAAAGGACCCAAGCAATGATTACTTTTTTTAAAAATGGTGAAAAGAAACCATCACTAGAGACCCTCCAAGATCTTGTGGATGGATATGTGGAACTCATACACATACCGAACAAGCCAGACTGGCAAATGCTAGTCAATGAAGACGGTAGAATGAAACAACTACCTTATAACGAGGAAGCATCAGAATTATGTGGCAGACCAATCGTAGGCCATGCAGTCATATTGAAGGGTGATGCTAGATTGACTTAGATGTGGTGGGGGAACGGCTGTCCAGACTAGCCGATCACACTCGTTCCCCCTGATACCGAAGTATCTATAGATACATAGTAACTTTACACACATTTGCCAACAAAAAACACTGATCAACGGTAAGTTCTGTTGACCAGTGCTAAGTTATTAGAGAGATACGGATCACCGTTCCTTTCTCTGGGTTGCCAGATCTATTGCACCATCTGTTGTGCAGCGATCTGTGTTTTTTTGACTCTATTGCGAAAGCCGTTCTCGAAGTGTTTCCACGCCTCGATACGCTTGTAAAATGCCAGACGGTTCTCAGAGAACTTCTTGATGAACTCTGTCTGATCCATAGCGTTGATTGCAGCGACTGTCTTGGGTCCTATCAGGCCGTCGACTACTGTACCTGCCGTTTCTTGGGCTATTTTCACACTGCGTCTGGGACCCGAGTGAACTGCAAGATCGAATAAAAGGAGGTCGCAACCGTCCTTGAGTTCGTCTGCGCGTACTCGCGCCCAGTATCGCTCTTTGTATATCGGAGCCACGTCATCAATAGTCAGGTTCTTAATGTCTTCTTTAGTGACCTCTCGGCCTACCCAGTTCTCATAGGTTTTCTTAGTGACTCCAAAATTAGTCGCGCCACCGTTGTCGCGAGGGTCATCAACATAGCCCCCTTCTGACTTGAGTATCTGTGCTAGACACTCGGTCCAGTTATCTTTCATATTAATACATCCTATTGCAAAGGTTGGTTGGACAAAGAAGAAGAAGCAGACAAGCCACCTCATCATCTATTGAAACCTCGCATCGCTCGAAAACCGAACGAACTAGCGATTGAGGCATACATTCCCCACGTCACCCACTGAGGGCATTTCTGCAAGTTCTCGAAGCCCTGTTCCATAAATGGTTGAAGTGAAGGGACGAAATTGGCTGCCAGAATTAAGACAAAAACACCTGTCCAAAGTTCATCTTTATAGCTGTCTTTCGAGGCGTTTATGGCTGCCTGTTCCCAGTTGATCTCACCAGTGGCGAGTTTCATCTTAGTCTCAGCCTCGGCTGCTTTCACCTTTGCTTTACTATCAATGAAGGTCGTGGCGAGGTTTGCCACGCTTGTTACTATTCCTAGCATTTGCTTTCCTTTACTGTGTCGTGAAGAAGTAGAGAGCGGCTCCGGCTGCTGCTATGCCTATTGTCACAATACCTGCAATCGTGACCGCTTCGATCATCTCTTGTCTTTCTCTCTCCGCACGTAGACGCTCTTCTTTTCTTTTGCGTCTCGCTTCTGCCTGATAGTTCATCCAGTCTTCCTTTAGACCTGCGCGACCTTGGTAGATCATCACCTGTATTAATTGCTCTTCAGTCTCTTTGATTTTCTCGAGCGCAAGGAACTCTTCAAGATCTTGCGCCTGAGTGTTTTTTAACTGAGCCATGAACCCAGTTCTCTTTTTATGCACCTTCTCCTCAAGAGCCGATTTGCTTGCAACTATCGTCCCGATCTGTGATGCACAGTCGGCTAAAGATCTCCCATTTTGTAGAAAACTTTTGACGGTGGTGAAGGCTGCGTTACAAGCGGCTAACTCCGCTAACATCTATATAATCGCCGCCACTCGTCATTAGGGTGTTTCTTGTGCAGCTAGGTGTGCAGCGTATGCGTCTTTACATGCCTGAGTAAATACCGGTGTGCAAACCGCAGCCACATCGTCGTCTTCTGCTGATAGGTCAGCATCTGGCGCGACTAAATGACGGTGGAACGAGCGGCTTATCTCTTCGTTGTCACGCTTGATAATGGTTGCAGTGCGTACCTGTACTACTGAATATGTACCATTGTTCACGACTTCTATTTTGTCGTTTATGGTTTCTTCTGTTAGCATTTTTATCTCCTATGCTATTGGACTGACTACCCATGATCCACATGGGGTGTTAAATTTAACCGTGATGGTATGTTACTGTAAACCTAACTCTTTTCCCTGATAAATTTGCATTACTTAATGCGTTTACACCATCTGTTCTAAAAATTACTCCATTACTATAGTTTATAGCTGCGGTTAAAACTTGACTTGAACTATAGTTGTCTTCTGTAACAACACCTCCAGTAGCCGACCCATTAGGGTCTGCGGTAAAAGGTAATGCTAGTCTGGCAAGACTTGTATTAGAAGTGCTAGGCCACAGAACATTAGCTGTTGCAACAACCAACCTTCCTACTTTAGTATAAACATTACTTATAACACTAAAACTTAACCCAGCCCCACTACCATCTGTCACATTCCAAGTTCCCTCTTCGTAATCTTCCAACTTATTAGCCGACCCAGTGCCGCCAAGGTAGACACCGCCAGAGAGCCAGAGGTCTTTGAAACGCATTCCATCATAACCAAGGTCAATAGCATTATCTCTTGCTGCCCCTGTGAGTGTGACTGGTCTTACTATACTGTTGCCAAACCCAAGAAAGGCATCTGTACCTTCATGTGAGCCAATGTATAAAACATTACCATCATTCCCAATACCTCCCACAAGAGTAGAACCAGAATAAAATCTAAGCATATCACCTGAATTGGTAAGACGACCAAGATTTAAAGCAGCGGCAGAATCCGCAGCATGATTTGATACACCGTTAGCCCCAAACGCTGAACCTGCAACAGTAACAGTGTTTGAATCTTTGCCAATCAAAGTGGTTCCAGTACTGTCGATACGTGAGGCCTCAAAATTAGCAGAACTACTAGAAGACACATTAAATTGCATATAGTAAGAGCCGCCAACACTACTGTCTGAGCGAAGCATAATTTGTCCGACGTCAGCGACACCAATACCTGATGGGTCATTTGACCTCCATTGTAAGCCGCCAAGAACTTGATTAGAAGTTAATGAAGCATCTGAAGACTCCAACTTTATAATAGCAGTTTGGTCTTTTAGATGAAGAGTTTCTGTTGGACTTACACCAACTCCAACATTCCCAGTAACCTCTACACCAGAAGATGTAGTCTCAAACTTTTTAGCGTTGTCGTAGTAAAGTTCTACTGCACCATCAGTTAGAAAACGCCCCATGCTTTCAGTGGTGCTTTTGTTTAGTAATATACCAGTGCCATCAGTAGTAATACGCAATGGTCCGTCACCAACATCACTTATGTAGCTATGCGTACCGTCATGGTAAATTTGAAGATCATCACCATCGCCTAGACGGATCTTGTCGTTATCTCCAAGATCAACGGTCTGTGCGTTGGCACTGTCAATGGTGGTGGTTGTTCCAGAAACAGATAGATTGCCTCCGACTGATACGTCACCACTAGCCGTAAGGTCATCAACGGTAAAAGTGCCGCTGATGTCCTTGTCTGCACTGTCTGCTAAGTCTCTTGCTCTAGTCATGTTAGTTAGCCTCCAATGCTTCTAATCGTGTTTCTATGTTGGATAGACGTTGTTCTGTTGCTGCACCAATGAATGATAGTAACTCAGGGTAACGGATACCCATGCGTGTGCGCTCTGTTACGCCTTCGGGTGCTTCCTCTTGTGTGTCGTAGGTGTCAGTGCGTGTGTAGGCGTCTTGCGCTTCTACGGCCTCAACAGCCTCTGTAACAAGATTACCTTCTTCGTCATATACTGCGTCTTGTGCTTCTACCGCCTCAACAGCCGCAACTTCTGTCTGTGTTTCCCACCAAGTTGTGCTGATGAAGAACGCATAGTTCCCTGCGTCTAACCCTGCATCTGACATTGCTGTTTCTACTTGTTGAGCAATGACACCAGTGTGTGTTCGAGCAGCATCACCCTTTTCAGTAACACTGTCATTCCACTTAAATGTTTTGAACAGCTTGCTAATTGCTTTGGCGGCTGTAATCTCTGCGTCTGTTAGTGATGCAATGTTTTGCTTTTCTCTTTCATCTGAAGTCTGGATTGTGCCGTTGGTTGCAAATATGTCATCAAAACGAACTGATGATGAACCTATATCTTTAGTGTTATCTTGATTTGCCCCATTTCCATCAGTAGGTACAAAGGCAGAAGCATTTCCAAATTTTATACCTGCTGAAGGACCAGTTACAAAAAGATTACCACCATTAGCCCCAAGACTCCCCACTTCAGTACCGTCTTGGTAGACTCTTATAGCTTTTCCATCATCATTAGTTCTATTTACACTTAAAGGTACTCCACCTGCACGTATAAATTCTGCGTTTCCAGTTGGATCTAATCTAATTCCTGAGACTGAAAAAGTAGTTGAAGTTTTGCCAACTAATAATCTACCGCTGCTATCTATGTCTGCTGCACGAGTGTTGCCACCATTCACATAAAAACGTAAATCATTTCGACTGCGTATTTGTGCTGAACCTGTTGTGTCAACTAGGTTTATTTGCGCTTCGGTGTCGGTAGATTCAAAAGAAGCTACAACATTTGCTGTACCTGAATTAATGTCGAGAGTATTTCCGTTAGTTTTTATGCCGCTAGAAAGGTAGAGGTCTTTGAAGCGAGTAGAAGAGCCGCCAAAATCAACATCAGCATCCGAAGCTGCGCCAGTTTTGTCTGAAGGAAAAATAGCACCATCACCACCTAAAAGCCCAGAGCCTGTGGTTGCTGCGCTTCGTGGGTCTAACGTAATGGCAATTTTACCGCTAGAAGAAGAAATACTCCCCACCAAATTGCCAGATTGCCTAAAGGTAAGTATGTCACCGTCTGAGTTTCTATTAAACTGACTGTTACTTGCGCTACTTACGAAAAGCCTACCATCACCTTTAAGTAGATGACCTGTATCAGTATTACCATTTCCAGGTGTTGGCGCAGTAGCCCCCACCAAAAGATTACCGCTGTCGATGCGCATGGCTTCTGAGCCATCAACTTCAAACCCTATAATAGATGATGCTTTTTCATTATCTCTATCGGCTCTAATTGTGATGTCACCCCCTGCGCCACTAATCTCGCACTCAGGCGTTCCAGACGCATCGCTGTCAGTAAAACGTATTGTTGGGGCTGTGCTTTCCAAATCAAGAAGAACAGAAGGCGAGCTAGTTCCCACGCCCAAGCGATTATTCGTAGCATCGAGTGTTATACCTGCAGTCAACAAGTGTGCATCTACGTCACTGTCGGAATAACTACCAGAACCACCACTCTGGATATAACGAGCGTCTGACTCTGCCTTAGTATAGGCACTATCGATAGGCTCAAATCGAGCGTCTGCGTCTGTCTTGGTGTAGTGGGTTGATAAAGCAAAAGTACCGAAGGCAATGATGTCAACGATGTCGTTTGCTGCCGCACCGGATGCTAACACGATGTTAGTTCCTGAAGTCGCAGTGAAATCTGTACCAACTAAAAGTTTAACACCGTTGAGCCAGACGTCTACGAACCCTGCATCGTAAGTCACTGCAAATGTCGTTTGCCCTGCAGTAGCCGTATAGGTTTGTCTCTCAGTAGTACCATTGACCGATGACCCTGCATTCGTCCATCCACCGGAAGCATACACTTTCATGGTGTCTGTGGTTGTGTCGAAGTAAAGATCTCCTACGTCCAAAGCAGATCCGTCAGGGTCCTGAGTTGGAGCGGTTGCTGAAGCACCTAAGTACTGGTTCTGGAAGGTAGACAAAGATGCTGCCGCTGAAGTCGCTGATGCAGCCGAGGCAGTCGCTGAAGTCGCACTATTTGTAGCCGAAGTTGCACTATTTGTAGCCGACGTTGCACTAGCAGTTGCTGAATTTGAACTATTGGTCGCGAAAGTCGAAGCATTGTTAGCGTGTTGTAACGCTGAGTTTCTATTAGCTAACGCTGCTTGTTCGTGGACGGACGCAGTGTTTGCGTGAGTGAGCGAAGTTGAAACGTGAGCAGACGCTTGTTGCGAATAACCTAAAGCAGTTGTTGCTGCAGTTTCAGCATCATTTTTCGCTTGAGTTGCTGACACGTCTGCAGCATTTGCCGATACGGCACTTGCAGACGCTGCACTAGCTGAATTTGCACTACTAGTTGCTGATGCAGCCGCATTTGTTTCTGATGTAGCCGCCTGTTGAACACTAGATTCTATCGCTGTACTGCTACTGCTTGGAATACCTATTTGAGAATAAAAAGATGATGACATGGTTGTTAGTCTCCGTAGACTACGGTTGGTCTCATTACCTGATTGACGCCTGACTGTTCTGCAGAATAACTCTGTTCTTGAACTTCAGCGAGAAACTGTCCTGACTTCTGTTCAAAGATAGCGGCACGTTCATCCATAAAGTAGTCTGCAGCATATGAGAGTGCAGTGTAGGTGAGGATGTCTGAGGCTGTTTCAGTCAGTGCGTTGGTGTCAGTGTCTGTGGCAAGAGTGGGGAACTCAGCATAGTAGTCTAAGTATACTGTTCCTGTAGTAGGTTGTGGGTGGAGTAAGACTGCAACACTCTGGCGACACATCTGTCTTGGAGTGCCTAGTTCTCCAGTCTTCTGTGCTTGCAGCATCTCATGGTGAGGTATCCGTGTAAGAGCGTTACCATCTATGTAGATGCTTATGATTTCTAGTAGATTGGAAGGTAGAAATATCTGTGAAGTCTGACCTGATATGGCGTAAGTATGTTGAGCCTCCATTGCAGGGGTTCTCATTATTCTCTGTATTCTAGTCGTTGCTTGATCAATGAATGTATCAGCAAGAGAATCAGGGCAGTCACTACGATTTAGAAGGGCCTGAAAGTGTGCCCTGATTTGTCCTTTATTCATTTAGTACCTCTATTTCTTAGGCTTCTTCTTTTTCGTATACAGCCTCATTGTTAAACCTTCCGATCAGTTGCCATGAACATGTCGAGGTTTTCTTTTTTCAGTCTAGCGACAATCTCTTTGCCTGTAGCTTCCCAAAGATTGAAGCCTTCTCTCAACCACTTCTCAACTATGACAGTCGGGATTGAGGCTACTCTATGGAACTCGCCCATAGACTTTTTTGTACTTTCGTTTCGAGCATCTTTCAGATCATCTAGGAATTGTTGGGAGATGTTCTGGGTGTGCTTTCTTGTGACTTCACCAAGTTCGAATATGAAATCCGTGTTTGACTGTGTGAGGTCATTAATCTTTTCTTTTGTGGATTCTAATAACATTTAGCAAACCTTAAAAATAAAAAAGGACCGCACTAGACCAC